GACGGGCAAGAAATCGGCGAAGAACTTGCCGACAAAGTGATAACGGCGGTGAGCGAGTAATGATGCGATATGCAGAATCAATCGCCATTCAAAACGAAAGAAAAGCGGAGAAGACGATGCTGGCCGACTTCGGGATCGAGCCGAAGCCGCAGAGAACGCTGACGGAATTGCAGATCGCCGCCTACACGAAGCGAAAGAAGGGAAGAGAAATGACTAAACTTTTTTCTGAACTTGTTCCCGGAGACATTATCAGAACTGTTTATGGAGATTTCGACAATTGGGTCACAGTCGAGGTTATTTCAATAAAAAAAGAGCCGCCTGTAACTCACCCGAACGGAAGAACAACTCAATGGATGGCGGTTGAATGCAAGTATGCAAGAAAAATCCCCTACGAGCATGACAAACCATTTGAAATGTGGAGTTATGTAGATTCAAAAGTTCAAATAATCGACAAAGAGGACTTGAAATGATTAGCCACGAAACCATAATAGCTATTGATGGGCACGGACGACCGTTTCATAGAACGCGAAATATCAAAGCAACTAAGACCTATCTGAGTACTGAACAAAACTATAAAGTATCTAAGGCGTATAAGCGTTTACGCAAAATCAAGAAGAAAATGCGCATAGAAGGTGACTAAATCATGACGCTATTTGAACGAGTATCACCAATTGAGCAATTGTTCGAAAGTATGCATGGACAAAACGCTTCTGACGTGCAACGAGCTAAAGTCGCTAGGTTCAAGGCCGACTATCCATATCTTGTCGAAGACCTCGACTTCTGCTTCGAAGTGCTTGCCGGTCGACACAAACTAGGCTTTACAGTAGTCGATACGACTTACGCTCGTATACAGTATTTCTTATCTGAGTCTAGTATAAGAGAATTAGTTATGTGGATGAAAGCGACTACTTCGACTGATAAGACTGAAGTAACTATTGACCTAGTGTGTATGAGCATTCCGCGAGAAGTTCGGTCGTTCATGATTAAGCTTTTGAATCGTGAATATCGACTCGGCTTCAGCAATAAAGCGGCTATGGTGACTGATATGCACTGTATGCTAGCAAAGACTTATCCTGACGGTATCAAGTTTTCTAAAATGTATTACGTCCAAGAGAAACTGAATGGCAACAGATGCATTAGCTACTTCGATAATGACAGTAACAAGTGGTGTTTCATCTCGCGGTCTCAAAAGCCTATGAATCTCAACTTCGATATGACCGGCTTTAATCCTGACCGGATCTATGATGGAGAGGTCATGACTCGTGGAAAGACTGGCAATCGTGACTTCGCTAAGACTAGTGGAGCTATCAACTCGAAATATGGCGACAAATCTGAGCTTATGTATTTCATTTATGACATCATCGATGAGAATATGTCTTATAAAGAACGTCGGCAAGAACTCATTGCACTACGTGGTCATATCAGTCCGAATATCGTTATTCTGCGAGTGCTTGACAAGATTTTAGTCTCACCAAATCCTGAGGAAAACGCCAAACTCGATTACTGGCTTGATTTCATTGTTGACAAGGGTGGCGAAGGTGTTATGCTTCGAGACCCTGACGCGCCATATTATCGTAGCAAGAACTCTGGTGATCGCAAACCTTATCTACTGAAATATAAGAAGACTAAGACTTGCGATCTGAGAATCATCGGGTTCAATGAAGGTGAGGGCAAGTATGAAGGACTGATCGGCTCATTCATCTGTGAGACTGATGAACATACTGTACTTGTTAGTGTCGCCGGTATCGATGACACAACTAGATGGAGTGCTCCTGCCGACTGGATTGGCAAAATTGTCGAAGTGGCATATTTTGAAACTAGCCAATCTCAGACAAAAGGTGTGCTTAGTCTCCAGTTTCCAAGATTTAAGCGTGTTAGAGACGATAAGACAGAAACGAGCATGTATTAAAAGTCTTCATTATAGTAACAATTTTCATCTGATTAGGAATATAATATAATAGAGAGGACGAATAGGAGGCACTGCATGATTAAACTCATTTCAGCACTTAAGACATACAAGTCAAGACGCGGTGATTACAGAATGGTGTCTTTTTCAAATACTACTCCAGTCTCTACGTCAATGGTTTGGCCAGTAAAAGAACTACCTAACAGTGATCGTCTTACCGACGTAATTATGGAAGTGGTTTTTGCGAAAGAGGGCCGGCTTGGTGATCACCCGTATTGGAAAGATGAGCCGATCGAGTTCATCGACCATTACACACAATTCTATCGAGAACTCTTCGGGTTAGAGTGGTTGCATGAAAAAGAGGATCGACACAACCTCGTCGTCAACGCTAATTGCTGCTTGACTCTAGTCCAATACAACAATGGTGCACTACACGCGTATTCGAGAAGCACGGACATGAAGAACGGCTACTTTTCCGACCGTCTCCTCTTGAATTATCTCGCCGAAGTCATCAATCAAAAGCGGCCTGATTGCCACGTGGATCGAATCTGTTGGTACCTTGCGGTTCCTCATGTTTATGTGGAACCTGGTATCGCGAGGCTGAAATGAGCCATTATGTGCGTGGGTATAAAAAAGACGCCGGAGTTGACATCGTCTTAGACCATAAACTTGTGATAGTGCCGGGCTTTCAAGCAATTCAGCTCAACGTCAAGTATACACCTGGTGATGGTGAGGTTGCGTTCTTGATTAGCCGAGGATCTACTGCGAACAAGGGGATTTTCCCCATTATGGTCGCAATCGATACGGGTTATGATGGTTACATAACGGCGTGGGTGTTTAACGCGTCGGGTGTTATTCACACGTTTGAGGCTGGTGATAGAGCTTTTGGTATCGTTAACTTCAAACTCGGTGAAGATCGAGTCAATTTTGAAGTAGCAAAAGTTGGCGAACGCGGTTCTAACAAATTAGCAAGCTCTGGAGGAAACAGCAATGGATGAAGTATCAACACGCAAAGTAAATATTTTGAAGATCGACGTAATCGAGCAGTTAACTCCCAGTGAACAAGGTGTGGAGTTGAATGAAGGTTATGAGTTCGAAGTTAATGGAGCGATACCACAACTCGCGGATGGTATTGCTAAGATGGCTTTTGAGATGGACCGCGACAAGGACTTCGGCACCAAAGGTGGTGGCGCGTTCATAGCGTTAATCGCCGAATACTATAGAAAATTGAGCGAAGGAGGTAAACAAAGTGAAACAACAAGACTATGAGACCATCATTTCGTGTATTCAGTTTGGAGCTCCTGCTTTGGCTCCATCGTTGATCAACGACCTGAATAAGACAATCGAGAGTTCTAACAACTGGATCCAGTACCAAAAGAAACTTGCCGCCGGAAAGCAATCTGAGCAAGAAGCCGGCAAAGACCTTGAAAGCCTGAATAAGAAAGCAGAATAGGAGCCTATTATGGACAAACACGCACTACTATCACCGTCTAGTTCCCACCGCTGGCTAAACTGCACTCCGTCGGCACTGCTTGAGTCTCTTGAACCATTTCAAGCACCATCTATCTATGCTGAAGAAGGCACTGATGCTCATTTCTTGTCTGAGATGAAGTTGTCATTCATGCTCGGCAAGATTTCACCGATGGAATATGATACCCGCTTCGAGCACTTCGTCATGAACAGCCGATATTACAACGCAGAGTTCAATGAGTTCGTGAACAATTATTGTCAAGAGGTTATGGCGATTATCAAAGAAGACTATGCCGGCAAGAATATTGACGTGTATCTCGAGCAAAATGTCGAGTTCGCTGACATCGTTCCTGAAGGCTCTGGCACAGGTGACGTCATTATCGTTGGTACTAACTTCGTTCATGTTATTGACCTCAAGTTCGGTAAAGGTGTCGCAGTTAGTGCCATTGGCAATCCTCAGCTCCGGCTTTATGCTCTTGGTGCTCTTAAGAAGTTCAGGCTAAAAGGTGTCTTCTCTGAAGCCCGAATGACTATCATTCAGCTCCGGTTGTCCGACATTAGCACTGATATTATCGCAGTGACTGATTTGTATAACTGGGCTGAAAATGTCGTCATGCCAGCTGCTGAATTAGCTTATAAAGGGCAAGGTGACTTAACCCCTGGCGAGCATTGCAAGTTTTGCAAACTAAAGGGTAAATGCAAAGCCTTAGCCGATCAACAATTGATTGCAGCACAGAAAGAGTTCGATCAAGTGGTAACAGAGGACACGATCCTAGAACCTTGTAATATGACGCCCGAAATGCTTGCTCGTGTTCTTGAAATCGGGCCGAAGTTCACTGATTGGTTCAAAGACGTAATCTCGTATGCTACTGCTTCAATGATCAATAATGGTCTTAAGATTCCAGGTTACAAAGTGGTTGAAGGTCGTTCGTATCGAGTTATCACTAACCCTGATGCGGTGTTTGAGAAACTACTTACGGCTGGTTTTGCAGAGTCTGATATTCTTGAACCTGTAAAACTGCTAGGCATTTCGATTCTGGAAAAGAACGTTGGCAAAAAGCTATTCACCGCGCTTACGAAAGACTATGTCATCAAGCCGCCAGGAAAGCCGACCATCGCGTTAGAGACAGACGCTCGACCGGCTATGGATGCTTCGAGGATGAAACTAGTCGGTCAAGAGTTCGACGAAATAGAGAACGAAGAAGAATAACACGCATCACCTAGACACATGCCTAACTGGCAAAAGGAGAATCAGCATCATGAGCACAGTTGTATTGAATGAGAACCAAGTGGTCACCGGTGTAGTTAGACTTTCCTATGTCAATCTGTTCGAACCCCGCAAGTTCAAAGACACTGACAAGGAACCAAAGTACTCCGTCACCATTCTGATTCCGAAGGACACGCCCGATGGTCAGAAGACCATCGCCAACATCAAAGCCGCCATCCAGAAAGCCGCTGAAAAAGGTGCTCAGAAGCACTTCGGTGGACGTGTTCCGACCAACGTCAATCATACCTTGAAAGACGGCGACACGGAAACCGACGACCTCGGCGACCTCAAGTGCATCAAGAACCCGGAACTGAAAGGTCAGATGTATATGAGACTTTCCAGCAAGTTCGCTCCGAAAGTCTTGGATGCTCAGCGCCAGGAAATCATCAACCCGACCGAAATCTACTCTGGTGCGTGGGGAAAAGTCTCTCTGACCTGCTTCGCCTACTCTGGCGACGGCAAGCGTGGAGTCAGCGCTCTTCTCAACAACGTCATGATGACCAGCGATGGTGAACCGCTCACCAGCCGTCTTACCGGTGACGAGTTCGACGAAGAATAAGTATCAAGGTTCGAGTGCTCCTCAAAAGCACTCTTTCTGGATCTATAGCTTAGTTGATTAGAGCTACCGGCTCATAACCGGTTGGTCGTAGGTTTGAATCCTACTAGATCCACCAAATAGAATATACTAGGAACTTGTCCTAGTCAAACAAAAGGAGCGCGTATGAGTGTAAAAGCCGAAACTAGTTTCCAGCAACGATTGCAAGTGCTATTACGTAGGCGCGGGGCTTACGTGCCGAAAAAGAACCACGGTAACATGATAACTGCACCAGGGCTACAAGACTTACCGATCACATATCGAGGACTATCTTTGTTTTGGGAAGCAAAAGCACCAGAAGACCCTAGTCCGGTTAGTGCTGAGCAAGGCATTCATTGTCGACTGGCTAGAAAAGCTGGTGGTATTACGGCTATAATCTCAGAGATACATCAAGCAATTGCTATCTTGGACCATATTGACTATTTGTTATCATTCGACTTGTCGATACCTAGTATACTCGCACAGATGGACATATTCTATAAAACTAGAGGACTCGACGATGGCACAACATATTAGCATAACTTACAAGCAGTACAACGAGCGGTATAGAATACCAGAGCAAGAGTTAGCTGAGCAATTGATGCTCAAACACAAACACTTCGTATTAGGATTTGAGCCGGGTAAGGGTAAATCTTATCCGGTCATTCATTCTATACTAGAAGTACAGCGATTGAAAGGACGACCGATTAGTCTTCTAATTATGTCTGACGCAACATGTATCAAAGACATGTGGAAGGTCGAAATAATGCCACAAAACATTTTGCCTGAAGACACTTACTTTGTTACTGACAGAACTGCAATCGGAGCAGTCAAAGAAGCCTTAGTGACTAAGAAGTGGGACGTGATTGTAATTGACGAGTGCCAATCATTACGGTCTGGTGTCACTAGAGCTAAGAGCCAGTATGCTCGACTAGTCTATAGCCTGACAAGAAAGACAGAGTATGTGTTTGGTATGACAGGTACACTTTCGGGCAATAACAACATCGAGCCTTGGTGTGTTTTACACAATTTGAATGTGGCTGGCCAAGGTACTATCAACCCAGTTGCATTTAAGAATGCCTATTGTATTCTCGAGTTGCAATATGGTCCTTTTGGTAACTTCATGAAGCCGACTACCTTAAATCCTAAAGGTGAAGAGCTTCTCACCAAAGCATATCAAGACGGTGTTATGTTTTGGGCATATGACGATAATGATGAAATGCCACCTATGACTATCGAGACTAAGACCTTCAAAGTCGAATCTACTGTCGAATACCAAAATGCACTCGAAGGTATCTTAAAACTTGGTGAACATGAGTCCACTGTCATGAAGACCATCGCCTTGCAAAAAGCGCAGCAAGCGTTGAATGGTTTCTTGTACTTCGACAATGACGGTTATCGTGCTACATACGAAGTATTAAGTTATATCAATCCAAAACTACAATACATAGTGGACGAGTGTGATAAAGAGTTAACGATTGTCGCTTACCGCTTTCAGGAAGATGGCAGATCGATACTAGCAGTATTAGCAGATAGAGGTTTTACGACTACGTCAAGCATTGCTGAGTTTAAGACTGGCAACTATCAGGTCTTAGTGCTTCAATGTTCTAGAGGTAAAGCAGCCAATCTGCAGTTATGCAATAATATCATATATTACACTTCAGACTTTAGTTTCATAAGTTATAAGCAATTCATCCATCGAACCTGGAGACGTGGAGCGACGAAACCTTGTAGAGTTACGTTCCTCATTAACGATCCTGGCGACAAATACAAAATCGAGTGGAAGATCTGGAACTCGCTACGCACCAAGCAAAATATACATGATACCTTGATGGCTATTAAGCAGTCGGTATAGGAGGGTAGACTATGAATAGTGCTATGGACTTTACGCGCTTTTGTTCATACTTCCCTAAGGCCCAGTTCATCAAGATTATCCCGTTCGACGAAGAGGAATTATACGACGAAGACACTAGGAAGAAGAACAAGTCGCCGCTTAATTCGCTCAAAGATCCTCTTACTGTCGCTCAGGCTCAAAACTGGGTTAGCCGTGGTGGTCGTCTAGGTTGGATAATTCCAAAAGGCATAATTGTTATTGACGTTGATAACAAAGATAGTCCTAAGAGCTCTCGGGTCCTAGAGCAACTACTCGAGAACCATAGTGTCAATTACGTCTCTAATCACTCGAAGCAAGGTGTTCACTTCATATTTCACAATGTCTCTGAAGTTATGAAAGGTCATGGACAGTTCCAAGGCTACATTAACCACATCGGCATTCAATGTGATGGTCGTGCTGACAATAAAGGCTATATTATTCTTCCTGTCAACGACGAGAAGATCGGTAGAACTTGGTATCATTGGCCAGAAGAACCTGAAGAACTTGAATTAGATGATTTACCGTTCTGGTTGAGACCTCTTAGGACTCGCCGTGATGAAGACCAAAGCTTCATCGATATGCCAGACGGCGTTGGTAATGGAGCTTTATTCAAACTACGTGGAACTCATACTGGTCCAAATATGGTCACTGAAGAAGAGTCAATAGAATGCTTGCGTATCATCAACTTTGAAATCTGGGAAAACCCGATGGATGAAGCAGCATTTAACGCCAGTGTTGCTCGACCGGTCGAAAAAACTTACGGTAACATGAAGCAAGTTGATGGTACTGGCGAAAAGAAAGCCGCATCGTGGTTAAATGTGGCCCAGCGATTAATCGAAGAGCAAAAGTTGATTGCCGTTGGTGACTATATCTATAAGTGGAATAAGGGCATTTACGAGAAACTCACATCATATGAAGTTCATGAAATGATCCACAAACATGGTTATACTGAAGCCACCAGAGCTCAACGGCAAGAGATACTTGAGTTTATAGTTGTTCAAAAACAAGTGAACTCTCTACTACTCGACAAAGAATATGCTAGCATCCCAGTTGCTAATGGTTATCTTGACCTTTATAACCTAGAGCTCATCGAACCTACCTTCACCGATTATAATACCGTTAAAGTCGATATTCCTTTCAATCCTGAGTGTCAATATTCGGCTCGTATCGACGACTTCATGAAGTTTATATCAAATGGTGACGTTGACACTATGAATCAATTATACGAACTTGCTGGTTATACTCTTGTCAGACGCAACAACTTCCACAAGTTCTTCGTGATCGTTGGTGGTGGTGGAACTGGTAAATCAACGTTTGCTAACATCATTCGTCGAATGTTCAAACCGCGGTATGTGTCGAAAGTGGCATTGAGTCAATTCGATCAAGACTATCACCTTTCAACTTTGATCGGTTCTATGGTCAATATTGATGATGATGCCAGCAACGAAAAAGTCTTGAAAGATGCTGGACGATTCAAGTCTGCTGTTGCCGGCCAACCTATTCTAGTACGACCGATCTACTCTGAACCAATCGAACTCATATGTATGGCGACTATTGTTGTTCTAGCAAATAGTATGCCTAAGATACAAGATGACTCTGAAGGATTGTACCGTCGTTTGATGCTCATCGAACTCAACAATAGAATCAAAGACCCTGACCGCGATTTTGAGAACAAAATCACTGACTTGGACATGGAGTACTTCTTCTATAAGGCTGCAGAAGCGATACATCGTGTATTGCGTAAAGGCCGATTCACTATGGAAGAGAGCGAAGAGAAACTCAAACAACGTTTCAAAGTCCAACAGAGTTCGATCAATAAGTGGTGTCAACTCGAATTCATTACTGTTGAAACGCTTTTGAATCATGGACTTAAAGACACTTATCAAAACTATAAACTATGGTGTCAAATGTGCGGCTATGGTCCATTCAACTATGGCAACTTTAGTGACTCTATCATTAAACAATACAAACTAACGACCTCTTATGATAGAGGTTTAGGTGACCAAGTCGTTATTAGTTCGCTACTACCACTCGATTTCTGTCCATTCGACCAGTCTCTCAGGTCAAGTTACAATTAGGAGGAATAACATGTCTAGACTAAAGTTTTTTGACTTTGAAACGTATCCTGACTGGTGGTGCGTGGTAGTCTCTGATGAAGAAGACTCGTATCTATCATCGCCTTACAAGTACAAGTTTACAAAAGACGAAGAAGTCGCTATCAAGAAGAAAATGCGCGTGTATACTAGCGATGGTGGTCTCGAAGAGCGCAAGCAATATCTGGCTGATACAAGTATCGGAGTTTTAACTGGCTACAATATTAAGGGCTTTGACTTGATTATTCAGAAGTGTGTCTCGATGAACTTTACACCTCGTCAAATCTATATCGCTTCACAGATTATTACTGAAAAGTTCTACTACCCTGAAGAGATGCAAGTCACTGCTACTGAGATTGCTCGCATCAGTGCATACGTTAGTGGCTGGTCGGCTAAGTGGCAAGGTGCTGAAGCGACTCAAGACCTGATGGATGATAGTGATAAAGGTGTTAAAGACAAAGAAGCCGCCTTTGGTATGGACATTCGTGAAACTGCCGTGCCTTTCGGTAAAATGGACTTAACCCCCGAAGAGAAGTACCAGATCATCTACTACTGCAAACACGACGTCTTTGCTTTACATGTACAATATGTTTGTATCTCTAAACCTTATATCGATACAAAGTTGTCACTCGGCAAAACTTACGATATACCTGCTAAGACTTGCTACGCTTCAACGAACGCGGTTCTTGCCGGTAAAGTGCTGGGTGCTGAACGTGTTAGTGGCACTACGATTACTGATCCGACTATCGTCATTTATGAGAAGCCTATTCGCGATTATCTTGAAAAATGGGTGCCGGCTGAAGCTCTTGAGCATCTACTAACTAGTCAAAAGCTGAAACAAATGAAAATGTTCGGCAATCGTGTCTATATGGCCGATGGCGGTATTCACTCGACGTTCATTACGCCTATGGCTGAAGGGTATACTGAGCCGACGAAGATTTATGCCGAAGCTTGCGAAGAGTGGGGACTATACAACATCGACTTGTCAGGTTGCCACCCGTCCGTTATGCTATTCGTTGGTGCTATGTCTCGTGCCATCAAGTTCAAAGAGCGTTTCGCCGAATCAGTCTTTAGACGTCGCAAACTCAAGAAGATACCAAAGACTGAATGGACTCAAGAAGATAAAGACTTTGTGCCTGCTGGTAAATTGATTCATAACACGACATTCGGTGCTATGGGTAATAAGTACTTGCCGCTCTATGATGACTATATGCGCTCTAAGGTCTGTCGTGTTAGCCAGATGATCATTATCGCTGTTAGCTCAGCAGTCTTCAAAATCATTCCCGACTGTAAGATTCTACAGACGAACACTGATGGTATCTTGATCTATATGAAGCATATGTGGAAAGAGACACTTCAGGCTATCATCAAAGAGTTCGAGGACCTCAGCCACTTCGAGTTCGAGCTTGAACAAGACTCAAAGATTTGGCAGCTTAATGTCAACAACTATATCGCCATCAACCTTGAAGGCAAAGACAAGTTGAAGGGTAAAAGCTTTGTAACGTCAATTTGGCAACCGGGTTATAACAAGGTAAGACCCCTCGGAAACCACATCATAGCCAAGTGTCAATATGAGTTCTACGTCAACAAGAAGAACCCAGTCC